AAGTCTTAACCTTTCTCGCTGTAATGTCTTGTATTGTTCGCTTATGGTTCTCATATTATCTTAGTTATTAAAGGGAATGATTCGTTAACTTTAAATTCGTTTATTCTTTCTTGCGTTTCTGCCATTAGTGTTTCTAAATACTTTCTCGCATCTTTTTCGTTTACAAATAAAGTCCTATCAATTACATCTGATTTACCATTGTGGTGTGAGTGGCATACTTCAAAAAGTTTCTTTTCGTAAAGATATTGCAATCTAAATCCATTTGCACCTATTGAGGTCTGTTCTATTGTTGTGATGTGTCTTGTTCTTGGCATGGTTAGTATCTTAAATTAATTTTATCACGTCTACGATAGTTGTATATTTCTTCAATCAAAGAAACATATTGGTTTACATCATTACATACTTGCAATGCTGTTGGTTGTATTTTTAGCTTTTGCAAAAATTCAGTAAACTCAAATTGTGGTTTTTTAAATAAACGAACCATTGCAAATACAAACCACCTCATTTTGTATTGTGGAAAATAAGCCCCGCATAAATGAAGTTTATCCATTGTGGTTTCAGCTTCTTTTAAGTTTTTTATTTTAAATTGCCCTGAGTTAAAAGTTTTAACCATATCCCCACTATCTGCACCTGATAATAAATACATTGCTATTTGTGTATTTATTTCGTGCTTATCAATAAACTTTTTAAACTCTACATATTGAGAATATCCTAAATTGCAATACCCTTCTAAATAATCAGCAGTTGTCCAGTTCTTAGAATTTTGGTTTAAGATATGAACTTCATTTAATCCATAGCCATTACATACTACATAATTTAAAGGTAATTGCAAATCTTGAATAACATCAAATCTATGCTGCCCATCAATAATTTCATACTTTTCATTTACAATAATAATGGTAAATAAATAGTTTTCAGCCATTGATTTTTTTAGCCTATTAATGTGCAATAGGTTTTTGTTTCTGTTACCATCAATCGGTTTAAAAAGAAAGTAATCTGTTGTTGTGTGAACTTGGTTACTATGCTTCACCATTGGTTCGTTTATTTGTGTTTTCATTTTGTTTTATGGTTCTATTATTAAAGGTTGACCGCCCATGTTTAAGTATGCTTGGCAAATTTCTTCAAGGCTCATATCATTTAGATCATACATTACTGGGATTTCACGATGTTCAGGTACTCCGAAATCGCAGGTATCAATTAGTGCGGTATCTTTAAATTCTGATACCATTGTTAATACTTGGTCGTAATTAAGGATTGAATTGAATACAAAATTACTTTGCTTAGGTGTGTATTGAACCTCAATAATATGTCCTAATGTATCGTGTATTGTACTTACTGCATATTCAACTGAAAAGCCATAAGTTCGACTAATGTTAATCGCTGCTAACAACTTGTCAAAATCTGAATTGTCAAGTTTTAATTCAAAGCTATGTTTCCACATCTTGCGGATGAACCAATCCATTTTGTCGGGGCTGTGCTTCAATAAACTTGCGTATATATCTGAATACATTTTACGTGCTGTTTCAACTTCATACAATACTATAATCATGTCTGTTGCTATGTTGAAGAGTAAACGATAATCAAGTGGTATAAAAGTTTCTTCTGTGTCTAATTCTGCCCGAAAGTTGCGGATAAGACATTCTTTTGTAGTTTGGTGTGGTGTTGTCATTTTAGTTAAAGTTTAATATTTGATAAGAATTGATTTGATTTAATTTGATTGTGAGTTCTTTTAGCAGCCTGTTAGCTTGATAAACTTTGCAGAATGTATTATCATCTATTGCAATGTTTCGCAGCCTTTGCACCCTCTCATAACGTGCTAAAATAGTGTTTGATTTTGATTTGTTCTGCATGGTCGTTACTTGTTCGCCATACATGATTCGTCTTAGTAGTTTTTCCATTTGTTAGTGTTCGATTAATTGGTTTAATTTTATTTCTTGGGTTAATGGTTCGGTATAATTAGCGTGTTTTTTAAAATAGCTAAGGAAACTATCTGTTGTCAATTTAGGTGAGTTATTAACTGCCCACCTTTGAATGGTTCGCTCATTGCAGCCTAAATCTAAACTTAATTTTATTCGTAAGTTGTAGTCGGTGGCTAATTGGTCTCGGTTCTTTTTTGTCATTTCTGTTCTTGTCATTATTAATGCAGTTGGTTGGATGCTGCTCCCCTTTTGATTATTTTAAAAATAAATGTGGTTTTGAATTAATTAATTCCATTTGTGATTTAATCAATTTTCTACCACCCATCATTCCGATACCTTCGCCAGTTTCTTTTATTTTGGCAGTATATCTATTGGTTGCCCATCCTGGATTATTTAAAGCAGCCATATAATGACTATGGGCTTGAACTATAAAAGTCATATTTGAATATTTAACTTCAATTACTTTTACTTTTCTTGTTTTTGTGTTTTCTAAAGTTGTCATTTTGTTTTGATTAGTTAGTTGTTATTAAAAAGATTGATATAATTTTTTACTGCTTTTTCAAATACTTCTGATTTCATATACTCAATTAATTCATTTGAGTTTGTATGTCCTTTTTCGATTGCATCCATAATTACCATTTGAATTGCAGTTTGTGTTTTTGTTTCGTTGCTTAAGTTTTTCATAATTTTGTTTCGTTTATCTGAGTTCAAAAGTCGTATGTTTATACGACATTACAAAACATTGATTAAAAATAAATCATAAATTACTATAAATCAAGCTATTATTTTTTAGCATAAACGTAAAAAAAGCCCCAAAATGTAACTTTTGAGGCTGTTCAGTTGTTCGGAAATCCCGAACTACTCACTCTTTTTATGTGGCATTAATAGGTAGAATCCTAAGAACATCGCTAAAAAGCCTATAACAGCCAACGAATCTCTCGCTTTTTTATATAAACTTTCCCACCATTCTAATTTCTTAACCTTTGTCGGCACTTGTACCTGTACTAATTTTGTTTTATAGATAGTATCTGATTTGCATTCGCCTTGTATGAATATCTTTTCGCCTACTTTCTTATATCGAATTTCTAAGCGGTCTTTAATAATCGTAAATGAATCAATACTTGAATTGAAGAATGTATCTACTTTGATTGCCTTAACTACTATTGTATCGTGAACTAAAACAGAATATGGAATACTATCTGTTATGCAGAACTTTTCTAAGGCTCGTTTCTTTGTGTATAGGCAGCCCGATAATAAGTAAGTGATACAAACTATTGATATTAATTTTTTCATGGCTCAAATGTAATAAAAAAGCCCCACAAATGTGAGGCTCTTTCCCAAATAATTAAATCAATGAAAAAACGAAAACTACTGTTGCAAATATAATTGTTTTTGCAAACTAAAAAACTTTTCCATCGATAATTGATTTTAAATTAAATTTATAATCTCCTTTATCGTTCAGTTCTAAATATCCGAAGCCATGTGTCCACATATTAATTGGCATATAAGCAGGGTGCAAATCGCATAAACAACCAATCGAGAAGCAAGAATAAGGGTGTTCATCTAAGTTCTTACCCATGTCTTTTGTTTCACGATGAAAATGCGATGTAACTGCACTTTTATTTAACTTCAATCTTAATGATCGTGCAGGATTTACACCACCCGAAGTCAATCCAGTTTCGTGACCATGAAATATTGCTAACTTACCTGCATAGATATATTGTGTTGAATCTACTTTGATTATATTTAAATCTCTTAGCTTTAAAAGTTCATGCAGTTGTATTAATTCAATATCGAATATCTCCGGTGCTTTTTGCATGATGTACTTGTCATATCTTAAATCATGGTTGCCATAACTCCAAACTATTAACGCTTTTGGAAACATAGCCCTAAGACCTTTTAAGAATACCCTTGTACAATCCATCTCGTATTTAACTGAACGCTTTCGCATATCCTTTTCATGTCGTGAAATGGTTGCAAAATCAATTAAATCTCCATTGATTATGATAGTATCAACTTGTTGTTCTAATCCATATTCTAAGGCTGCGAAGACTGCATCATCATTGTGGTATGGGATGTGCAGGTCACTTATTATTAAAATCTTTTTACTTGCTTTTGGTAGTGTGTAAGGATGTATTCTTTCGCTCTCGCCTTTTGGTAGTTCTTTTTTTAGTGCTTCAAATTCTTTCCTAAATTCAACATGAGATTCTTTTTTATGTTGAATTCCGTTTGCACCTTTTAAAGTTCTTATATGTGATCTTACTTGCTCTAAATTCGTATAAACACTTTTATTTTCAGCATATATTTTTTTTGCTAAAGTCATATTCGCTGTGTTTGGGAACTTCATTAAATATTCTTTAGCTATGTCTGATTTTATAGTGCCTTTCATAATTTAAAAAATAGTTCCGATTCTTCTTTCCTGCGTGCAACTAATCCTTTTAACAACTTACCGCCACCAGTTGTGTAGTTTGTTTGCCACCATTGTTTAAGGTCTTTAGACTTGCTATTAACTAATCTAAATAATGTTTCGGACTTTCCGCAATTCCATGCGAATGAAACTAAGGCATCAAATTGGTATTGGGTTAAATCTATCTTTATATTCTTGTTTACTATTGCTTCGAATTGTGGCAATAAATCCATCAATAAATCTTCAGCCTGTTGCTGTGTAATTTTATCGCCTAACTTGATTTTACTGCCATCTTTGTAAAAGGTATTTCCATAACCTATCGTTACTTTATTTGCAGGACAAGTATATGCAGTTAGTTTGCAGCCTTCATATTTCTTGATTAATCCTAATCCTTTAAGTCCTATCTTCATTGCTTATTAAGTTAGTTAGTTCATCAATAACTGCACCTCCGACTAATATCCAAAATGCTATCTTTTCGTTCCCATTAACATAAGCAGAAACCGATATTGTCGCTAATATTGACTTGATAGCTAATAGCCATTTCTTTACGTTCTTTGGTGTTGGCTCAAAGTAGTTTCTAAGTGATATATTTTTCATCTTAATTCCTTAAAGGTTTGTTCAAATCCAAATGATTTTATAAAGAAATAAGTTATGATTACAGACATCATAGTTGTAATAAAGCTATGTAGTATCTCATCATACGAATAAGACAAACACACACAAGCTAAGGCATCAAATATAAACTCAATTATTTTGATTCGATGTCCACCATCATTTGGAAATGTGTTCTCCCAATAGCCAATTTTATTTCGAGTGAATCTTGCATAAGACCACCACTCTGAATAACCATGTTTCTCAAACAATGAATCGAATAAAATAATACACTCAAACAATGCCCTACAATACCCACTTATCAAAGCGAATAAAACACCTAATATCATATAATCAAATTCAATCATTTTTTTAAACCCTTTTCAAAATCATCTATTGACTTATCTAAAATCATCTTGATTATCCAATTACAAAAACGAAATATCCAATAGATGATCGTACATATTGAGGCAATGGAAGCGAATAAAAAATTATGTTTTTCAAGCAAGGCTATGAAACCCAATACTGAAACAAATATATCTAAGAATCTATGAGGCATCTTCTTTTGGTTTAACGTAATCAATTTTAGTTAGTGCTAATAGTTGTTGTCGTATCTCAATGAAATCATCATCTGCTAAAACTTCAAGTCCAATAATGTTGTTATCATTGCCATCTTTTACAAATCTGATTTCAGCCCCATTTGCATAAGTACCTGTTAAATCTGATACTTGTTTTGTTGTTCCTTTTAGTACTTTCATTATGATATTCCTAATGCTGCTAATGTGTTGTTAATTGCTGTCAAGACTGTGTTTGTAAATATCAAACCATTGCCCGCAAACATATAGTAATGCGGTGCTGAATCAAATGAAAAAGCTATGCCATCTTGGTTTCTTGCCAATTCAAATAATTTTAAATTTGGTATTGCTACCGATGCAGTCGTTGCGAATAAAAAATTATTATTAACAATACTTGCCTTACAATTAAATCCACTTGCTGCGCTTCTTTGTGCTGCATGTAATACAATCGAATTAAATACTACGTTGGTATTATTCAGGTCTGTATTATCATTTACAATTCCATCAATAGCAGGATTAGCTAATCTAAAAATAGCAAGGTTGCAAGCTGTTCCAGTTGTTTGTCTTGCTCCAAAACTTTGAGTACTTGGTATGCTTGCATACTTAGCACCATAACCAATAGTTGCGCTATTTAAAACTGCCAATGTACCACCTAAACTTGGGTTATAATTATGGTCTAAATATGATGTCAATCCGTTACCTGTATATCCTGTTGAATTATTCCATGTTGGACTATTTACAGGATTTATAATATAAGAATTTGAAACAATATTTGTCCTTGCTGCAACAGCATTTCCTACACCTGCATACAAGTGAAACTTGTCAAGCTTTGCCCAATCTCCACTTGCAACTAAAGGCAATATCAAATTAGTGTCAATGATTGCCAATACAGAATCCGAAATGCTGCCACCATTCGCAATTACATTTTCTCTATAAGTTTGCGCTTGTGGACTTAATCCGCTAGAATGAACAAATGGAAGTCCTATTGCTATCGTTGGAAAATTAGCCATTATTGATACTCAATTACTGAACCACTTGACAATGTATAAGCAGTAATATTAAAGTTAGGATTTGTAGGTAAATATGTACCTGCTTTAATCGTAACACCTGTTAAATTTTTTAAAGTCATTTGATTAACTCCATTGATTGCAAATGCTGTGAAAACACAATCAGTCATTACAACTATGCTCTCTACCGCTAATCCTGTTCTTGCGGATGTTCCTGCGTTCACATAGAACCCACCCATTCCGCTAATTTTCTCTAATGCTGTACTCATAATATTATATATAAATTTTTGTTTAAATTGTTGGGACTTGACATCTGTCGTTTAATTCCATTAGGTCAAGTGCTATGTCTAACTTCCATCCATTCACTACATCGGGAAAGCCTTCTCTAACTTGTCCGAAGTTTACATCATACCTCACATTGAAATAATCTTGGTAAATTGGGTCACTCAATTCTGCGATTAAATCCCTGCCTATGCTTAACGTATCGCTTAACACATCTATCTCATTGCTATTGTCTGCTCGTTGAATGTCTAAAACGTATAATGATAAATTCATTGTAAACATTCTTTCACTCATTTGGCTATCGTTTATGTCGCACCAAACCATAGTGTATTGTTCCTGCTCACTTGCGCTTATATCCGTAATCGAACCGAAAACAAAACTATTTATTTGCAGATGGTTGTTGCAGATTGTTCTTATTATGTTTAGGACTTGATTTAGTGTTATGAACTTCATTTTGTTGCTTTATAAATGCTTGTAACTTTTCGATGTTTGTCTTATTTATTCCTTTGTTCATTAGCAAAATGTGCAACCTCTGCCAGTTACACTTGGACTTGTTTCTAAATCTGTAAAATTGTATTGACCTTTGCAACAGCTATTATCATCTAATAGCATACCACTTGTGTAATTAGATTGCTTTGCATAGATGGTTGCTAAATCTGAATTTGGTTGATTTAAAAACAAAGGATAAGTTGTATCGTTAGCATATAAATACTTAGTTAATCTTTCAGCATACCACTCCGCTTTATTCTTTGCCCTATCCATAACCATAGTTAGTTCATCAATGCTTGCAGGCTGCATATTATCTGCGTTCTGAACACCTACTGCCTTGTTGAAATACTTGTAATTAATATTTAAAGGTAGTTCATATCTAACATACCAAATCATTGCAGGTGTGATGTAAGTATCAAGTAATAATTTATATGAATTACTCAACGTGCCTGCTATAATCTTTGTCACAAAATCATTATACAATGCTGTTCCTAATATCGGTAAAATATAAAATGATTGCACATCAATTATAGTTGGTGTTACTACCTTCATATCTACATTATCTTGCAAGATTGATTCTTGCTTTAATGTTGCTTCGCTTAAAAATATTGCCTTTGCCATTATCTTATTTTCTTAACTAATTCTTGTGACCAAATATGCCTACAAAAAGGCAAGTTTACATCTTGTTTAGGGTCGTGATACCACCCACCGCGTCTACGAAAAGCATCATAGTTAGGTATTCCATAAATAGCACCTAATTCTTGACCAATTTTGTCTATGTCATCCTTTGAAAAGTAACGTGGATTTGCCATCATTGATTCGCAGAAAGGTCTACTTGTACCACCTTTAACTAATGCAGGCGCATCGGGTCTTAAAACGTATCTATAACGTATGTATAATTCTTGAAAACTTGGTACTACTTTTCTTGCGCCCGACCTTGTTAAACTTATCTTTCCTTCACTATCTAAATCAATCAATCCTTCATCCCCTAATGCTGTCAAACTTTCGATGATTGAGGTCTTATCTGTCTTTAAAATTTTAGTTAAATCTTCAATGGTTATATTAGGTGTTTTTTGAATCAAATCTAACACTCCATTGTCTTGCTTAGTCAATGCGAATTGCTGCGAACTAAACATAAATTTCTTATGCTTAATGCTCACAAAATTCTCAATAGGCTCTCCATATTTTGAGAAGATACTAAAGTCCAAATCATCATCGGCTATTTCATCATGTTCACACTTTGAGAATTGCGCTGTTGTATCTGTTGGTAGAACTGCATCGGCTGCTAATGGTGGCTTGTTTACTATACCTCTAATCTCATCTTGACTTAATGATGCTAATACCTTATTTGCAACAAGTGGACTTAATGAATTTAAAGCATCGCTAATAGTTGAATTAACATTAGTTTGAATGTCTAATGGTTTTCTACCTATGATCTCCCTCATTTCATCCTTTGTTAGAATAGTCATTAAAGTTTGTTCGCTAAAACTTGGCATGATTGGTTCTAATGCTTTTATTTTTAGCTTTCCTTTAACTGGTGCGAATAGGTTGTATATTTCTTCTTGTACTCTTTGTTTTGGATTAACGTATGTGTTAGCAAATAGATTGTAAGCATCAACCATCTCGTTGCGCCCACCTAATTGCCCTTCTACTCTTACGCCAAATAACATTGGTGATGTAATCTTATGTCCTACAAATATTTCTTGTTGTATCGTGTCATTTAACGCTTCGTATTTCTTATCAAAATCTCCCGCTGCAAGGTCTAATATTTCAGGTACTCTATTCGGGTCATCTACGAAATCAATTACTATACTGCCTGCGTTGTCTGTTGGTGTGAACTTAGCTTTTAACTTGCGTTCTGTTGACTTCATTTCTTCATCACTCGGTACACCATTTTTGAACACAATCATTTTAGAACCTTTGAAACTATTTTGAATTTCGGCTCTATGAAAGTTTGCTATTTCAGCATCAGTAATAATTGCAGGAATTGCACCAATATACTCGGGTAATGTATAAGTATTGATGTTAGGTCGATACGACTTGTAATAGTATATACTTTCGCTTGGTAGCTTCTTTAAACTTGGGTCGAATGGTGGCAAGGTTTTGTATTCATCTTCTTTAATGTTTGTATTCTCTCCACCTTCGCTATTTAACCATTTATCGCTAATATAAAATTCGCTGTTATCTTCTGTGCTTCTTACATCGCAATAATTAACGTGATAAATTTCTGAAATTCCACCTTTTTTGTCGCTAACAACTTTAATGTAACAACCTCCAAATATTTCACAATCTAAGTCTGTTTTATTAAGTAAGTCTTTTAGTGTTTCGTAAGGATTAGGTGTATCTATAAATGCTTTTAATGCAACTACTTCCTCTCCTTCCATTCCTAATTCATCAAACATCCAACCTTGACCAGTTATGTATTGCTGTTTGCTTGTTAAGATTGCGTTATGCTTTGCGCTGCGGTTGAATAAAGTAAGTAAAAAGTTAGGGTAGTTATTATTCTCTCCATACTTTACATACTTTAATCTTTGCGAAGACTTAGGCTCAACAAATGTCGGTACTTTATCATTCGTAAATTTAAGAACCATTACACTCGGATTATATTCTTTTTTATCTGTCATTTATTGTGGTGTGTAAACAAAGGTAGTTGAATCGGCTGGATTATATTCTGTATTATTTTGAGCAGTTGGAATGTACCATAATAAACCAGTTTCTAATTGCCCTAATATTGAATTTACTGCTTGCTCTGCATCGGTTAAAACATCATATTGCTCTGTTGTTAATGTCGTTTCATAAACAACATAAGTATAGAATCCGCTATAAGGCAAGTATAAATGTTTGCTTATTCCTTTATTTATATTATCAGGGTCTAAAGTTATTCGCAATGTGTTATACCTTTCTTTGAATTGACTTGTATCTCCAAACAATATACAATATGAAATATCGTTTGTTACTTGGTTCGTGCATTCCATCAAATAATAATCACTTGTTCCGACTTTATTCTCGGTTAAAGTTACATAAATATTTTGGTTTGGGTCTTGGTTAATTCTTATCACTACTTATATATATAACTCGTCTGAAATTTTGCTAAAAAAAAAAGCCACCCTATTTAAGAGTGGCTAATTTTAATTCTTATGAATAATAATTTTAAGTCAATAATGCTGCGATAATACTCGAACTAACTTCATTCGCTAATGCCTTTTCCATTCCTGTAAAGGTTAGGATATAACCATTGAACTCATTCATCGCTGCTCCTGATGCTGCACTACCTGCGGTTACTTCAACACCATTCTCTTTGCCAAATAAAAAGTATTGACCTGATTTAGTTTCTACTATTACTGAACATCTATTCTGAATCAAAGTCTGTAATTGAAATTGAGTTACATATGCCAACTTCGTAAAGTTAGTATTGATGGTTTGCTCAAATGCAACTGTTCCCAATGCAGCATCTGCCATTATGTTTTGAGTAAAATCATTTTTGGCTCTTGGCAACAAAGCATACTTGTAAAACTTTGTTCCTGCTGACTTAGTGATTGCTGTCACAAATCCACTTGCATTCTCAGTTACCGCTGTAACATTTGCAAGTTCTGTAATGTAAATATTTTTGATACCTCCTACTGCATCGCGGCAGTCAAGAGCGTATGAACTAACTATTGCACATGGCATATTTTTATTTCTCCTTTTAAGTTTAAAAAGGGGGCTATTAACCCCCTTAAATTATAATGTGAATCTTACTACCTCTGTTGGTTGTGAAATTTGAGTTCCTAATTTGAACTTCATTCTCATGAATACTGAGTCATAGTCTTGTGAGTACCACATTTTCATTTCATCTTCTTCGCTCTCTAAGTCACAACCTAAGAACATATTTGAAGTTCTTAAAGCGTATGCCTTATTAGTTCCATTCAATCCTGGTACTGGTACGATTTTCACGTTTGTTCCCATTAGGAAGTACTCGCCTGTTGCATCTGTGTTAATGTAGTTGTTTACATTGAATGCTGCACTTGAATTAACTAATGCACTTTGATACAATCTTGACCAATCTTGACCTACAAATATTCTTAAGTCTTCTTTGTCTAAAATTTGGGCAGGAATAGCTTGGTATGTAGCTTGTAATACTGAAATAATATTTGATACCGTTACCGCTGTTACTGGAGTGATGAATGCTGATACGTTTGCATCAATCTTGCCAGTCGATGCTCTGATAACTTCAATCAAACCATCAAATTTGTTTGTGTAATCAACCGCAGTTCCATTCAATACTGATTGCCATAATGCGATTTCTACTTTTTCACCTTGTGAACCTAAAATAAAGTTTACAAATGCCTCATCAATTCCACCTGGTAATGATTCATAATTTGAACCTGGTGATAATAAAAGTTGTGTGTACTTAGCCTCAAGCGTAGCTATACACCATGACTTTTCAATTTTAACCTTACCTACTGTTAAGTTTCTTGCAGAGATTGTAGTATCTCCCGATGCTTGTAAGAGTCCACAAGTTCCACCTGCACCCCAATAAAAATCATCGGTTAATGAAGGTACTTGAATTGCTGATTTTACACCTGTTAATTTCTGCATATAACTTGCAGTCTTTGGTGTGAAGAAAGACTTAATAATGAGCATCTGCTCATTGGTCTTTACATAATTGTCTAAATTTGGTAATGCGAATGCCATAATTTTTTATTTATTTATTTATTTTGTGATTTTTTAAATTCCATGAATAAGTCAACCGCTGATTTAGCTGGTTTGTCTTTTTTAAATAATACGTTCTTTGGTGCAGGTGTTTCAACACTTGGCTCTTTTGCGATTTCTCCAACTAATTCAACTACTTTGCTGAACTTGCTTTCAACATCTACCTTTGAATCTGCAATAATTGTAGATAGTTCTGCAAACTTATTTTCTAATGCTTCAACTCTACCTATTACACCGCTAAACTGTTCAATGTGCTTAGTGAAGATCTGCTCAAATTCGCTTGACATTTCTTCTGGCTTCTTTCCATCTTCAACTTTCTTTTCGATTTTGGTTACTAATCCGCCAACAGTTGTTACTAATGTGTAATCTTCTAATGTATGTGTTGCATCAGGTGCAGGTGTCATATTTCCTTCTTCATCAATTACCATTATCGCTGTGCCTTCTTTCAATTCGCCTTCCCACGATATGATTGTTCCATCTTCTAACTTAGCTTGTTGTGCTGCCATTTCTTTGCTAAACAACATTGTTAATTTTGTTAATGCTTCTTTAGGTGTCATGTTCTTTTTATTATTAAATATTAATTTGTTTTTACGTTGCTTTTTTAGTCTTCAATCTGCTTTATAATGTCAATAGCTTGCTCTATAATAGATAGTGGCTTAGAATCAATCTTAGTGGTCTTAAATACACCTTCAACGCTAAACCCTTTGAACTCGCCTGTCTTTATAAAGTCATTCCATATATCTTCATTGTCTACTTTGTAACTACCAAACCAACTGCCATCTGTTAGCTTCAATCCATCGGGTGCATTTATTCCTCGTTTACTATCTATAATAAATGATTCAATCATGTACACACCTTCAATCATTTTATTAGGGTCGTGCATTTCATTAACCGACTTTGTGTTATTGTTTTTAAAGAACTTATTTCGTATGTTGTAGATGTCTTCGGCTGTAAATAATCCATAATATTCGCCTTGTTCGTCTTTGCGATATATTGGTAAATCCGCTACCATCAATGCACCGCTTATTATTTTTTTTTCTTTATTAGATGAAAACTTGCTCATCTTTTGGTCAATCTGTTTTAGCTTTCTTTGCGCCCATTCGATACCTTCATCTCCGCCCCAAGCTAACCACATCAAACGACCACAACCATCACCAAGTTCTTTTTGTGAGTTCTGTCTATGTCTTTCGAATGCTGCCATTCGTGCGATAGTTTCTCGACTTATGTTTTCGCCTTTCGCTAACTGATTTGCTCTTTGCTTTCCGACATCAGTTCCACAATCACCCCATCCGTTTTTCTCTGCATAGTTCAACGCTGCTTGTGCGTTTTCGCTTGCTGCTTGTGGGTAGTCATTATAGGTTTCTTCAAATTGCATATTGAACGCTTGCCAATTCATTTCTATTGCAGGATTATCTACTAATGCAACTGCGGTTACTCCTGCTTCATCATCTTCACCAACTACGAATCTATATATCGGTATTCTTTTATCTATTGCCATACTCTTTAAATATTAAATTATTGAATAGTTGCTTTGCTTTGAATTCTCGCTACTTTGTTTTGTGAATTAGTAATATCACTCTCTACTACATAGACTTTTTGTGGTTCTACTTTTGGAGGTGTTTGACTTGGTTGCCCTGTTGAGAATCCTGTTGGTCGCATTGCAGGTGCTGCGGGCATACTTGGCATTGAAGGAGTGCCACCGCCACCGCCACCACCTTGATTAGGTATAGGTGTATCAATAATATTTTTAACTGCTGCAAATCCTGCAATACCTGTTACTATTGCTTGTGCTATTGCATAACCTGGTATTGGAACTCCTGCAAATGCTCCTAATGTTTTGGCTATTGCTGTATAAGTTGAAATCGTTGCTGCTGCTATTGCAACTGCTTTTCCTTCAACTGTATTCTTACCTAATAAGGCACTTGCTTGATTTAATACACTTGCATAAGCGTCTAACTCTACAATTTTTGCATCTTTCTCCGCTTTTGCGATTGCTATTTTTGCATCACTTGCTTCCTTATCGGATATTACACCTGCTTTGTTTAAAGCATCTAATGCTGCATATCTTTCCTCCGCACTTAGCTTTTCATTTTTAGCAGTTTCTTGTAAAATGTCTTCTTGTTTTTTAGCAGCATCTTTTTTTACATCTATTTTTTTTTGTTCTAATTGAAGTTCTAAATCAACAGTACTTTGTCCATAATCTTTTGCGTTTTGGATTTTTTGTTCGAGGTCTTTAATCTCAATTTGTTGCTGAGCTTTTTTTATTTCTTCTTCATTTGCACCACTTCTAATTAAATCTAATTGTTTCTTTTTATAAAACTCATCTGTTAATTTATTTGTGTCTTGATATTCCTTTTCAGTTCTTGCAATTAAATCTGCTTGTTGTTTTTTCTGTTCCTCAATTAATTTTTCTTCTCTGTCTCTTTTTATTTTATCATTTTTTTCTTGTGTTTCTCTATCTTTCTTAGCTTTATCACTATTGATTTTTCCATATTTATCTCTAATATCTATAATCGCCTTATTATACTCCTCTTCTATTAGCTTTTTTTCACTCGCTAATTTACCACTTGCAACCGCTTCATCAATCTTTCTTTGCCTGTCAATTTTAGCAAGTTCTTCATCTAATCTTTGACCATCATATTTTAACTTAGCTTCACGTTCTGCTATCGCTGTTCTTTCGTTAGCTGCTTTTTTGAATTCATCATGACCTTTTTTAGTTGATTCAGCTATTTGTTCATTACTTAATATGACTGCTTCGGTTGTTCCTGTTACTAATTCTTTTAAATCTTTCCAATATGCAATTATTAAAGTTATAGCAATAGCAATCCCTCCAGTCAATGCCCCAATCATTGCAGAACTAAACGACCTCAAAATAGGTATCATGTTTTTTACTTGACCACCTAAATTAACGAAGGTATCTTTCATCCCCATTAACCCATTTAATCCTGTTGCTAATGCAATCGCACCTTGCGTTTTAGCCATTACTTCTTGCAGGTTTTTATTCTCTGCTCCAAATAGTGCCATACCGCCCTGAATAGCAGTAAAACCATTAACAGCAATCCCCATCGTATCTGCTAATGCTTGAAATTTCTTTTCGGGATTAAAAGCATTGATTGCGTTTTTAGTATCATCAATCCTATCTCTTAATTCTCCTGCTCTTTGTGCCATTTTTACAAATTCAGCACTACCTGCATCTAAGTTTGCAAGTTCATTTGTGACTTGTCTTAACTCTGCTTTTAAACTCTTTACCGAGTTGGTCGAATTACCGAGTTCGACCTCTGTTTCTAATATTACCTTTTCTGTTGCCATGACTTATAAATGATACCAATTTGTCCCATCTGAATAAAAAACTATTCCCGAATTACTCGCTACACTATGATGTGCATCGCCTGTTGTATAAACTCTAATACTACCGCTATGATTATTGTAAATCTTAACCTCTATTGACTTGTTATTATCGAAATCAAATGAAGCATTCGCAGGTGGTAAGTACACATTATTATTTACTTTGATAAATTGCGATTTAGGCTCAATCCTATAATCTGTTATCCCCATTGATGATTGAATCTCTATGCTGAAATTCTCTCTTTGATTTATTACATCAATTCGATTTGGTGTTTGACTTATTATCGGTGTGTACCTTTCGCCTTCGATAGTTTGTGAACCTCCATTAATTAAGACTTGGTCTGCTAATGGTACGTTGATATTCTTTAGTTTTAAGAACTGACATTTTGCAGGCTCGTTACTATTTAAGTCTGTTTCAACTTTGTATAACCTATAATATTGTCGGTCTATTTTATACAAGTTTCTGAATGATAAGTTCTGTAATTCAACATTATTAAAGTACATATAGCACTCTATAATCTTGCTATCCTTATCTGTTATCTCTTTGATGTATTTCTCCCAATATCGTTTATATAGATTGTTTATCGTGATAGGTGTTAGCCCTCCGATTGTGTAATAAATTTCTTGTGATGTTGCCCAATTCAAATCATAGTTGGGGTTTGCAGGGTCGTCAATGTGACCTGCATAACCATAGTTAGAATAAGTTGTGCTTGTTGGTGGTGTTCCATTTGAATTTATTATCAAAGGTTTGCCAGTATTCTTTAATCCACCATAATACAAGATACGAGGCTTTGCTGTTTTGTTTACTCTGCCATTAACTGAATTTTGGTCTTTCCACCAAACTATCTGCGGGATGATTCTATCACTTGTTGGCTTGCCTAATGGTGTTGGTGCAAATGGTAATTCAATCTTTTTTGTTTCAACTAAAAAATCATTCTCAACATCTAATCTTTTAAATCCATGATTATAATTATACTTGTCTGTGTAGTCTTTGTTCCAATAATCATCATCCATTGCATAGCTAAATTCAAGTCTTTTAAAATCCAATGCGCCCATAGGTTTCTGAATAAAGTCTTTGCTCACATCTAAATTATTAGTGATGTCTATTACATTATCGTTGTAATAAATATCTCTTGGCTCAATCGTTAGCAACCTATCATCAAGTTGGTTTGGCTCAATGTATAAATTGAACATTTTAATCAAAGCAGTTAAAAAGTCTTTTGCCTTTAATTCAGGTAGTGCATTCGTTGGATTTACATTTGAAAACTCCGATAGTTCGGGTTTTGGTATATCATAAAATTCAGTTCCAGTTTTGATTGTTAAAGTTAATTGAGATATAGGTATTCCAACTGGCCCTAAAGAACTACTAAATGAAAAAATATTTGTTACTTGTAAATTCACGAAAATTTCATCACCATCATAAATCAATCTATTATCTGATTGATAAACTAATGAAAAGTCTTGACTATATGAACCTGCATTAATAGCAAATTCTTGTCTTGTCCCACCAGGATTTAAAACCCTGCCACTTGTAGTTACAAAATAAACATTTAATGTAATAAATATATAACGTGGAAATGTAAAAGGAGAACCAGTATATTCTGCATTTAAATTTAACTTTAAAACAAAATTATAAGTTCCACCTCCATTAGTTGGCACTACCCATGATGAATGATTTGCTGCCACCCCTACTGGGTCAGTATCTTGTATAGTATTGTTAAACATCAACTTAAAAACATTATTAGTTGATGCTCCCAAGTTATTATCAGTTGTTCTGTTAACTACAAATGTTTTATCTATTATTTGGTCGCTTGTTTGTCTTAATTCGTTTCCACTTGCAGGAATTATTAACCGCTTAAAGTCTAATGAGTTTAAAAAATTATTTGATTGGATTGTGCTTTCATATCTATACCCATGTGTTTTTAAAATCTTGTCTAATATAGTCTTTACATATATCGCAGGGTAGAGTTGGTCGACATTATAAGTCTGTTGTGCATTATTATCAAAACCATAATCTATTAGCGGGTAAACATAACCCCTGCCATATTGAAAAGCTGCAGTAACACCATTGATGATAATTGAAGTATTGATTGAGTTTCTTACATTCGTTTCAGTCCACAAGTGCGTGTATTCGCTGAAATCGTAATCGCTTAATAAGTTATCACCGACATCTTGAAATAAATTTGCAACCCTTCCATATACTACTAATTCATAAGTGATGTTTTGTTCATCAAGTATGTTTATTGAGGTCATTTGCAAATAACCTCTTAACTGCGGAATGCCTTCACGATATAAAATACAATTAGCTTTTTTTCTCGGGTCAAAGTCCACATAAAAGTTAGAATTATCTCCGTTCAATATTGAGTGGTTAACATCGAATATATTTGTGAAGATTGAATTATTGTTAGCAGTTCCTGGTATGTTGATTGTCTTAGTATAGTCTGACTTCCTTTGTTCAGGTTCAGTTAATTCAATTATAGACTTAGTAAGTTCAATAGGCTCATTATCGAATAAGTCTACATTGTAATACTTTGAATCTGCGTATATTTTTAGTTCTGTTTTCTGCATTATAAAGATTGACTATAACGGTTGTATGAGTATTCAATATCTAACTGCAAATTGTGAATTTTGCGACCATTCAAATATTGTTGTATGAGGTATTCTGAATTGGTAATATTAACTGAAACAAAGTTATCATAACCTCTTTCTAAGTAGACGATAGGGCTTGTTAGCAGCCCTTGAAACCAATCAGCCATTTCATCGCTTATCCAATCTGAATTAATCTGTAACTTGTCAGTTATGGTTGTGTTGTAGTTAGTTTTTAACCTATCACTTTTTGAGTAGTTAATTGATTGCATTTTCTTAAACTGCTTGCGCTCAATATCCATTGCTTTAATAGATTGCTTTGTGAAGTTGTAACTATCCCATCCACCTAAGTTATTTAACCAATGCAAACGTATTGTATCGAACTTAGAACACGCTGCGACTATTTCAATGGTTATGGTTTTAACGGGTGCATTAGATT